TTCTCCTTGAAATAATTTGCTTTAATATTTAACATTTCTATTAATTCTTGATATGTTTGAGCCTCTTTTAATTCTTCGACTGCTATAACAATATCTTCGTCTAGTTTCGAACTTACCAACCACTTTCCTGCTGACTCCCAGTGTTGTTCGTACATGTGTAAGCTTCCAGCATTCACAAATAAGTCTCCCAATAACACGTCAATGCCTCTAGACCTTAAAAGCAGTTGTACTGCAGTTGCAACCATAGAAAATGTAAAAACATCATATGTGAACCCTAGAACAATGTCATTTGAGCGCATTGTTGTTATTAGATTAAGTTTTCCATCTCTAATCAAAAATTGCATTGCTACAGTGCAAGGTATATCCTTGCTTTGGCCTGGTCGTTCTCTCCAAATAGTAAGAACTGCTTGTCTTGAATCGTTATCATCGATTAAAGTGTCAACCACATATGGAAGTTGATCTACGATCTTAGGTCCGTATGCTCCTCTAAGGAAGATTTGGTCATCACTAAAATTTCTATAACCACTCATAAACTTTGCTACATCTTCTAAACGATTGGAACCTGAAAGAATCCAGTGCGCCTCAGCAAACATGAATGCTTTGTTTACTTTTCTATCTGAAAGTGAAATACAAGATGGCATAGAAACTTTGTATGTTCCATTGACTATCTCTTTTACTTTCATTCCTCTAGGAGAAGCTTCATATTGAAAATCAAATAGAAGTTCTTCTAGCTTCCGCTGCCAAACAGCGTTGGTTTGCTTCATTGTATGCTCCTTATTATGTTTACTATTTAATCATATACTAATGCTTCAATAATGTAAACTACGATATTTTATAAAGCTGTTTATAACTTATACTTGATTTTTTGCATTAACCGGCCTTGTTCTCCTGCAGCTATAAGAACACAAGTTTTGATGAATACTTGTTCAGGTTTACTTAGTATACAAGCAGGAGACCAGGTTGTTAGCCGGTGGAACAGAGCCTGGGTTTATTGTCTGTATACTAAGATTTTAAAGTTCAGTTTTGTAATGGCTGAGAACATTTTGAAAAAAGTATTGTATTTGCAAAAGATGTTATGTTACAATAGTAGTAAGCAATAAACATTAGCCACCTCGAAAGAGGTGGTTTTCTTTTACCCCTTTAATATTTAAGCAATAAACATTAAAGTTAAATTAAGTATATATTATTCTGTTAGATTTGTAAACTACCACCAATGGTTGTTGATCCAGAAGGTATAAGCATTCTCCCAGCTACCGTAACGAGTCATAGCGTAGTTAGTGAACCATGCATCCTGACAGGCGTAATCATTGCCACAAGGTAATTTTGTTCCTGGGCACGCCTGACCTAAACCTCTACAACCTATTGAGTTAACACTCGCTGGGTTGTTGCCTGATTCATGCTGATAGATAAAATCTTTATAGAAATTACCACTTTGAGCATGAACAGTTTGTGTAGCGGTTAACTTAGAAGCTGCAGAAGCGATCTTTTCTTTTTCGACTTGTATCTTATCAGCTTTAGCTTGTAAAGCGTTTCTAGTGTCTTCTAGTTGCTTCTGAAGATCTTGTTTTTCTTGCTCTAATTGTTTAGTTTTAATTTCATCTGTATTTTTCTTCTCTAATTCTTTATTAAGAAGATTGAATTTGTTTTCTAATTGAAGTAAATCCGACTGTTTACTTTTTAATTGAATGTCTTGAATTTTAAGTTTATGATTCGTTTTCGTTATATTAGTAATTCCAGTATATATAAATCCTATTAAGATTGTAGCTAGAAAAACCGTTGTTAGATTTCGTTTCATAGTTGGACCAAAGGTCAGTCACAGCAATATGGTCCTATTCTCCTGTATTATTTAGTGAATTTTTGAACCGCTAGTACACCAGCATATAACGCTTGTGGAACTAACATCACTTTTGGTGCAATACCATTAGTGCCCAAAAATACAATGTACGTTGAGTAGCTGATGCTAACCAATACGAACAATTGTAACATACCGACGAATTTACTAAAATCCTTTGGAGCTTTTGGTTCTTTTATTTTTTTGCTCATTGTATGCCCTTTCTTTAATTATTTTTTATATTTTTATCTATTGAGGATCTTAACCTTTTCGGAGTTTTGGTTTAGCATCCCTATCTATTGCTAGATCCTCTTTAGATTTTATTTGTTTGGTTGGCGAACTTTTACTTGTTCATTGTATGCTCAACTAAACATTTACTATCCTATACTATATGCTTATGTTTGTACATAGTTTTTTTGAAAAATGTACTTTTTAATCAATAGAAATTATAATAACAACTATAGTGCACTGGGTTCAATCTCTTTTTAAAGATCATTGTATGCTCCCCAGTGTGCTATTTTATTCGAGAGTTTCTTCAAAAGACCGAACAACTAATCGAGCAAGACTTGCTACTACCCAACAGTGCGGAGGTTCAGTTAAGTCTGGCGGTTCTGTTAGTTCATATTCTTCTGCACCACCAGCTATAGCGGTAGCGATGAAGTCGTCAGCTCCAGGTTGGTGCGCTGAAACGAAACAGTAGTCTTCATCCATATCTATAAATAACCCGTCCATCATCATGTTTGGATAGTGTAATACGGCCCAGTTCTCCGGCGGTATGTCATATTCGTGCCCGTCATGTTTAAGTTTCATCGACTCGCTCCATCGTTACCATGCCACTAAGAATATAGGGGGTCTGAAGTTCTAGGTTTCGAGCAACACGTTCTGCGTTCTTTTGAAGCCCTACATTCTCGGTTGTCTCTGCTACTCGGTGTATTTCACCACTTATGCCAATAAACCTGTCGTACAGGCCCTCTGTGGGGTCAGAATCAATGTATTTATAAACAATGTGCATCAAGTCTCTACAGGGCTTAGGGGCTAGGGGGACGTTAGAGTGTAGAGCGTTCCGGCCCTGATTATGCCAAGGCTTATAAATAGGTAATAAAAGACCTCTCGCTACGGAGAAGTTACGCTCACCAGTGGTTCGCATAGTAGAGCGAGCAAAGATGTGGTGCATATCCCAGTCACTTCTACTGTGTTGGTTGCCGTCATTATCGAAATAGACGACACGTTCCATGACTATTCGCTGTACAGTTGTTCTGGTAATACAGGAGGTTCTGTGGGACGTTCAAAAGTATGGTCACCTCTAGCAAGAGGTTGTTTCGGTAGCTGAGTTGGTAGGTGGTCTAAAATAAATTCCCCAACTTTAACCAGTCTTGGGAACAGGTTTATCTTGGGGAATATTTGAGGTTCTTTTTCGGGCATACTATCCGTTATATACCTCTAAACCGCCTTTGTAAATAGTCTAGTAGTTTTTGACAGATTTGCGGAAGTAATTTAGTAGGAAACTAGCTATACCAGCACCACTAACTAAAAGTGGGAGTGCACCAGGATACCACTTAACAACCAATTCTCTAAACTCCGGCATAGCTACAGCTGCAACGAAGAAGCCACAAAAGCTCTGTAGGGCGGTTATTAACGCTCTCCAGGTTGCTGAATCTTTCGATGGTAGGCGCATGTTATTTCTCCTTCTTAACGTATTTACTAAAAGACTTGTACTGGCCTTTGAAGTAATCGAAGATTGATGTCACCATGCTGACGAGTTTGTTGACGTTCTGTTTTGTTTCTTCGTCATGGGTGTACACGGGCACTTCTTTGGTAACTTCCTGAATAACAATCTTCTCCACCTCTTTAATAACTTCCTTTGGTGGTTTCTTCTGTTCGTTTTCTAGTGCTACTCGAAGGCCGTTAATGAGGTCTGCGTTAGCTTGTTGGCGATTCTTAAACTCTTGGCTGCCACTGATTGAATAGAACGCATCATTCCAAGTTCTACCAGTGTAGGCGGCTAGGCCGCTTGGGTCTGGGTCACGTCCTAGTAATACTCGATACATGTTTGTTACGTCGCCGCTGTTCATAATTTCTCCGCCTCCTGACGGTGCTTGTTTATATTCACCTGCCAGCCATTTAGCTGGGTCTCTAAAGTCTGCAAAAGAACGGGCTGTATTGCCGTTAATGTTGATGTCCCAATGAACGTGTGGGCCGGTAGAAAGTCCGGTAGTGCCAGCTCGTGCCACTTCGTTGCCTTCACTGACTGGGCCATTACCTCTACTGAAAGACTGATTGTGCATTAAGCGGTGGTAGAACTGACCATCATAGATAACAACCATATTTCCACCAGTCGGTGAGACTACGTTGGTTAATTGACCCGAAGCTGGAGCAAATACTTGTCTGCCTGGGGGCACTGCATAATCCACGCCACTGTGGTAGCCGAATAGTGCGTAACTATCTGGTTCACCAAAAGTTGTGGTGATTGTGTACGGTGCGTCAACTGGTCGTCGTGCCATTGTTTTACTTTCTTTTTACGTATTCGATGAGCAGATATGTGAAGAGTGCTGAGACTGCTGCTGAGAGAGTTGGATATAGCCACCCTATAAGACTGGTTCGCTTTTTCATAGCGTGGACTTCATCAACTAAAACGTTAAACTCTTCCTTGGTGACATAATTCTTAGTCATGTTGTCCAACTTGCCATCGATTTGGTCTAGCCGGTAAAGTAAGAGTTCATAGTTTTCTTTCTTAGGAGGTGTCATTCTTCTAAGCTCCTTATAGGTGTGCGGGGTAGGCCGTTATGCGACTATACTGGCCTATTGCTTGGGTGTCGCTGTTATTACTGGCATTTTGTACTAGACCATAATAGGGAGTCTGCGACGTAGTGGTGATTTCCCCTGTTCTAGTATGGGCGCCCCTAGTAATTAGAGCATTGGACAACACTCCATAAACCTGGCCATCTGTCCAGTAGGCGTCTGTTTCTGTGCTAGTTGTAGTAGAGAGTGTTGATTTAAGGTCAGAATATGCTGTTGCTGCTACTGAACGGTTATGGACAATATTATATGTAACAGACCAATCTCCAGTGGGTATGGTCAGGTAGAACAAAGCACCATACCAGGTATTCGCTGTCGTGCCTACAGAGTAATCGGAGTTCAAGAATGTAATTATGGGCCACTTCCCTCTCTGGGCTGGGAATCCATAAGGTACTTTCTGTGTAGAGTAAGAAACAGCAGAGACTCCTCCTGATGTAGGGATGGTGTCACCTTCCGGTACTTGAACAGTCAGAGTTGTATTAGTGCTAAACGATGCTTTTGTGATGATGGCGTAGTTTGTAGTCCCGGCTGTTACAGAAGTCCCTGTTACGTCTTGGGTGAAAGGAGTTTTGGTTGTTGAGTAGCTTGGTGAACCGTTTGCAGTCAAGTTGTTGGCAGTGGAAGCGAGGTCATTTATACCTGAAGCCTGGTCTAGTTTGTAGGCTGAAATTACGTTTGTCTCTGAGCCAGTGTGGGTTTGGGTTGCCATTGCCTTAATCGTAGCTGCTGAAAGTACCGCTGAGAAAACGGATACTTGAGCAAGTTGACCAGGGAAGTAGAAACCTTCTGCCGAGTTACCTCGACCAACGGTATAATCGCCAGTAGCTACCCAGGTGTTTGGTGCCGTACCGTTAGACGTTGATGAAAATGGTACAGATACTCCGTCAATATATACTAAAGCCGTACCGGTAGCCCAAGTAACTGCAACATGTGACCATTTATTCAATGGTAGAGACTGGTAAGAAAGGGCCGATTTGTAATTTGCAGCCCCTGCATTTCGAATAAGTAGGGTTAATTGCCCTGCTGAAGTCATTTCTAGTTTCCACCCATCAGTCATAACACCCGCTGTATTCATGCGAGCTTGTATCGTGCCGGTGGCATAACTAGATGGATTTACCCAAGCACTCCAAGTGTAGTTATCTGTACCAGTCATACCTGAGGGTGAAGACTTAGAAAGATACTGTGTTGTACCATTAAGAGTTATTGACCCAGTAGGAGCTGTTACTGTTCTTGTTAGTTTAAGACGCATACCTGGGGAGACAGTAGAGGTTTTATCTACAGAGTTGAACACGATGTCATAAGACCTGTTCCCGTTGGCTGTTATGGTGTTTGGGGTGGCACCAAGTGGTGACCAACCCTCTGAACTCGCTGTACCAGTAATAGTGAAGTTCGTAAACGTTCCGGTTGTCGCCGTGATTGATGTAGCTGTTATCGCAGAGTGAGTACCGTCTTGGTTGTGTTCTTGGATAAGCCCATCAACCATTCTGTCGTTTTGTGAGCCAGCGACAGGTATGTACACACGAGTAGTAGAACCAGCTGGGTAGTTTTGGTCAGAGCCTTCTCGTAAAACAAGTCCTGTAATGGATGTAGCGCTCGCTACAACACCTTCCCATTCAGTATATGTCCCAACATCACGAACCTCTACACCATCGACGAGGGTAACGGTGTCCATTGCGAAGATAACACCTGTAGACGTTGGCCAGTTAGACGTAGATATAACGGTTATTGATGTACCACCTATTGTGTGACCTGGTGAGTCAAGTGTGGTTGCTGTGCCGGGAGACCCGACCTTGGTGAACTTATCTGTTGCGGCTGCGGCCATTATATAGTCCTTATCTTTATTAATTGTAACATCTTTATATCCCCTGGTAAATCAAATCAATGTTCGCCATACCCCTTGTAGATACAGCACTTAAGTAGTAATCACAGTTTGCTTCTTCGGTAATAATCTCCCAGTCCTCTTGGTTGAGTAGTCCCTTTGGTCGAACGTGAAGCACCGCTACGCTCTTTGCAAACGTATCAATCTGTCCTGGGTCGTCACCGTATAGGTAGTCACCAGAGTAGTCCCATTGACCAATTCCTGTAAATGAAACGTCCGATGAGTACGTGTCTGAACCAGTAGAGGTAGTTGCGCCACGCTTCGTAAGTCCATACGTATTAACTGTTATGTTTCCCTTTGGTTGAAGTAGTTTGAAGTACTGGTTGTGAATGTTCCCTAAAGATATACCGTCTTCATCCCACACAAGTGATGAATACGCACAACGAGAACGCCATGCAATACCATTATCTGTGGTTGTCTGTGAACCAGCACGAGTAAACTCAAGTATCTCATTGTCTACGAGCACACAAAGATGGGAAGAACCATTGTTATCTTCATATAACCAAATGTCTTTTGCTGCAACTGGCCAACGAAGAATCCACGCGTTTTTACGTGCAAGGTCGATATACCATATTTCATTGTTTGTGCTTGAGCCAACTGGTAAAGCAAAGTAAATCTTGTCTTGATATTCTACACCAGCAGCAGCACTTAATGCACTGAGGGTAATATTGTCGACGTCAGGAACGATACCTTGAGAAATAGTGTTAGTTGTAAGGATGTTAACAATATTCTGACTTGTTCCAGTAGACTTAAACGCGTCTCCCGTTGGGTAGTAGAGTGAGTCTCGAGCTTTTACCGTAGCTCTTGGAGCGTACGTACCAGACTGACCATTGGCTTCTGTAATATCGGGGAACGTAAGCACCTGTGAACCATACGTTGCTGTTGAGAACGTCATGTGATAAAGTTTGCCTTTTCCAGCAGCAGCACGTGCTGAAATACTTATTACTGGGTCACCTTTACCCGTTCGAAAACCATCAATAAAGTTAACTTGAGAGTCACCACCTTCGTCTATCGTTGCGTACCCACCGCCGTTTAGTGAGCTAAAGTCTCCCGTTCCTGCGGCTGAGTAGTAGACCTTGTTGTCGCTCGTTACACCGTAGATAGTTGCGTCCTTTGTATCGACGTACATCCACTCAAAGACTGGGCCTTCAGTAGAGTTTGAATCAGGTGCAATGCTATATGGGTTAAGTGTTAGGGAGCCATCATCTGTGTATGAAAGCGTCGTAAGGTTTGAGAGCGTAATAATCTCTTTTAAGTAGGTTGTATCGTCACCACCGTATATCGTGTACGACGTAGCACCAGAAACAGCTGACCACGTAACCGTTACTGAGTTCGTCGATGTCCAGTTATCTCGAATAGCGTTTACGTTCACCGCAGTAGAAGCAGAAGACGCAGCTGATTCACCGACTGCGTTGTTAGCTGTTACCTTGTAGTAGTAGTTATAAGGTTTCGTTCCGGATGTAAGACCGGCTGCGGCAGTTCCAGTCGGTGCACTAGGAGTCGCGAGCGATGTATACTCAACCGTTGCCATCGTTGTAAGGTCTATGTAACTTAGTGTATCAACGCTATTAAAAACGTACACTCTATTTTTTGACTGTCTAAAACCAGCCCACGCAGTTGAATCGTAGGCGTTCGCTCCACCAATTACCGTAAAAGCTCCACCATCGGTTTGCTTATATATCTTTCCAACTCCAGCAACTACGAACATAAAGAGTTGTACCCGAGAACCTCCATAACGGTATGAACCACGCCCGATAACTGTATACGCTGGTTGTGTCCCATACAGAACGAGTGGTGGTCTAGGTCTGACGATGTTATCTTGTACCAACTCCATATTTGTCATGTCACTTAAAGAGTTTCGTAAACGACGACTGTTCGCGTATGTTGATACGTACGCCTTGCTAAACTCATTCTGATGAATGTCTATTGGTCGACGATTACGCTTCTTAGACTGTCGAGCGGTTATTTTATACGGCATTAGTTACTCCAAGCGGTTCCTTCATTGCGTGTTCCAGGAATTCTGTTGACGTTCGTTCGTGCTTGACGTGGGTAGTTGTTAGAACCTCTACGGTTGTTGCTAATCATACCTGAGTACAGGTTGTTTGCCTTGCTATTAAGGTCAATAGCCTTGTCTTCGTAGGTTATATCATTAAACGCAAGTTCAGACGCTACAGCGTAGACTAACCAATATGGGTCATCGACGGGGATTACGTCAGTAGTCGTTGTAAGGTCATCTGGTGCGTAGTACCCTGGTACTTTTAACGTACCTCCAATAAGGTTACTCGTAGAGAGGATGTCGTCGTAGAACGTAATAGATTGCGGGTTCATCCCCGATATGTACGTTTCGTTCTCGTACCGGTCACGTTCTTGTGGTTTCCCAATAAGGTACGTTATGTCTTGGTCAGTAAGTGAAACGATTGCCGCATCAGATGGGTTCATGAAGTTGCGGTGTAAGTTATATGATTGAACACCTGTAGCAATTATTGATGCGTGTGTAAACGTCTTCCCTGAAGCGGTGTTTGAGAACGCCACGGTGACCGTTAGAACAGTGTTGCTTGTAATTGTAGCAATCGTTCGTACAGTTTCCCCAGACACGAGAATAGTGTCACCAACTGCGTAATCAGTGAAGTACGTACTTGTACCAGTCAACGTTGTAGTTCCAGTAGTTGCGACTGTTCCTGGTTCGTTTGGTTTCTCAAACTTAAAGTTAGACTGCCACGCGTTCTTCGCATCACCAGCCCACTCTGATATTTTACGGTTCGTAGTGTTGAGCCAGAGTGTCCAATCTGTAGTCCCAGCTGCGGGAGCGTCGTCATCAGACCCACGATACGCGGAGTTTATTTGATTAAACAAGGTAGAAAGTATCATGCTTTTATTGCCTTCCTTTTAATTGTACTTCTTTTAATGATATTCCGTAGTGCGTTCGTGTTTACTGAACCAGCTATGTTCTTAGAGTAGGTAAACTTAGACTTCGTACCAGACTTACCCTTCGTACCAGACTTACCCTTGGCTGTTTTCTTGATGTAACCCTTGTCTAAGTATCCCTGTAACTTAAGTGCTAGTGATTCTTGCTTCTTCGTTACGTTGTTAATCTTGTCCTGTTCAGTTGCGGGGTCGTATGAGTTCTTTAGCTTCTCGAGTGCATCTAACTCACTTTTCGCAACAGATGTATATGTTTTCAGGTCGTTCTTGTTGTATGCCCTAGACATGTCCAGAGAGCGTTGAGATGATGCTTTCTGATACTCGTAGTTAGTCTTTTCTTTTGCAGCTGACGTTTGTAGATACTGAGACGTACTACCACTGTTCGCGAGGTTGACTTGGTTCTTTGTTAACTTCTGTTTATCGAGTAATGCAGGGTTGTTGGTGGCAGCGTAATCAGCTTTCCCTAAGGCATTAACATCAGATAGCACGTTACTTAGCGTCTTTTGACGTTCACTATCACTCATTTTTTGGTACTCAGGAGATTTAATGATTTCACCCCACTTCTGTTGTACGAGTTGACCAACTTTACTGTTCTTGTCAAACAGTTGTTTTGGAGTAAGGTTGATCGTTTCAAGGTTGCCTTTATCCTTTGAGCCAAACGTGAACTGTTTATCTGTAGAATCAGGCATAACGCCGTAGTTTGAGTCTTGTAGTCTTCGTAACTCACCATTCAAGTCATTTGATGGACGAACATCCATTGGTCTAAATGGATTAACTAGTGTGTTAACAGCAGAGCTTGCCCTAGGAACTGGAGCACCAAACGCGTCTTGTTTTGGTAGTAAACCTTGATTTAATCCTGGTATCTTCGCCTGAATCGCCTCTTTAACGGTATTGGATTGGCGTTGTAGTGGGTCGGTTGCTTTCGCCACATCGCTTACAATGGTAGGTACGACTGAACTCGCTTGGCTCTTAAAGAACTTTTTACCCTGTTTCTCTGGATCGGCAATAGCGTCTTGAATCCCCTGAACACCTTGTAAGAATGACTGCTCAGTAACGGTCTTAGGGATAGCACCAAGACCAGCGATTGCCTGGTCAGTTACGTTTCCACCGTTCTTCCTTGCGTCAGCCATCTTCCCACCAATAGCGAGTACTTGACCAGCGGGAGACGTGTAGTTAAACGATAGCCACTTACCACCTACTTTTACGGAGTTCGGCTGTTTGCCTTCAAGTTTCCAAAGCTCTCGTTCCTTTTTATCTGTTGGGTAACTTCCCGTCATGAGACCAGCTTCTTTTAACTTAAGACCTAAGAATAGCGTTCCCGTTCCCACACCAGCTTGAGCAAGCCCTTCAGATAACGCTCGTTGGTCAATGTGACCACCTTTTTTAACGTTCTTTATTTGTTCGTAGACAGTTTTAACTGCTCCAACTGGAGAATAATCAACTAATCTAGTAGCAACAGCAGATGGGACTTTCGTAAACGGTAACGCAACTTTTGCAGCAGTACCAACAACTGGACCAGAGTCTTGTGCTTTTTTAAGAACACCAGCTGCGATGTTTGAAAGAGCAGTATCGTTCGCGAATATAGCTGTTTCAGCTGCTTTATTAGCTGTCTCTAACGCACTCATTGGTGGTTCTTTAACAAACTTCTGTACGTGTGCTTCACGCTGAGCACCTTTAAGACCTTTGTTCTTGGCATCTACAATCGCAAGGTCATATAGGTTATTACGGAGGTTAGAGTAGTAGTTTGGTCGGTCAGCAGCACCCATTAACCCATATACAGAGTCTGTGTACTTTTGCGCTACTTTACCCGCGACGCTATCACTAAATACGAGTCGTTTCGTATCAAACTTAGCAGCTTCAAGGTTTCGCTCATCAATACCAGTTTTAAGGCTTTTTATGCCTTTTTGTAGTCCTTCTTTAGCACCAGATGCTTTTCCTCGCATTGTAAAGACCTTGCTTCTCTCACCAGTGAACCCGAGGGCTTTTCCCGCCTTAGTCTTACCAAGAGCAGCAAAGCCAGTATCTAATGCGGCAGCAGGTGCGTCAGATAGTGTCTTCATGACGTTCGTCGCAATACCAGAATAGAAGTTACCAGTTTGGGTTTTAACACCAGTAAGAAGTCCGGCTTTCCACAACCCAACTGCTTTTTCAAGGTTTGAACTAGGAACATACTTTGAAACTTGTTGCTGTAACTCAGCTATCTTATATAACTTGTCTTCACCTGGTTTTGCTTTCGCAATCTCATCGACTTTACTTTTTAGTGCCTTTTGAATGTCTGGGGTAACTTCTATACCGTGAGATTTTAGGAATTTACGAGCACCATACATCATGCCTTCAGGTGTTCTGTTCTGAAGGAGTGATGCGGCTTGAACAGTTTGACCAGCTTTCGTAAGGTGTTGAGATAGTTTCTCACTTAACGCAGTAGCTTGTTGGAGGTTCGCTTCACCACCACGTTTATCTAACTCTTTAATAACGTGAATAGTGTCAGCAACGTCTTGACCATCAATCTTGCCTAGTTTCTTTTCAAGCCTAGAGGTAACATCAACTGCCGCCTTTTTATATCCTTTATTAACGAGTGTTTTCGCTGCTTTAACTTGGTCAGCGTTCTGAATAGGTACGTATGTAGGATTTGCTTCCTTGACGGCTTTTTGTAACTCAGGAGAGACTTCACTACTCCTTGTGACACCTTTTGCGAAACTAGATTCCTTTGGTTTCAGTTCAGGACCAACAATAGGTTTGTAGTTTGGATTTGGCACTTCTTGACCAAAAAGGTTCTTAATCGTGGGTTCATTGCCAAGGAAACCACCGCCTGTTTCACCTAATCCTTTTACATTTGACTGAGTACCGTGATAAAGAGTCTTATTTGCTTGTGGGGTTTCAACTGACTTATCCGGTTTGAACAAATGATATTCTTTATGCGGTGTACCATAATAATTACCAGTGTATTCAACTCCATCAAAACCTTGTTTAGAAAGTTTGTTTTTTATTAAGTCCTCTACACGCATTAGAGTTTCTTGATGTACATTGTTTCCATTGTTGAAAACTTTGCCATTGTCATATTCTTTTTGTAACTTACTTCTAATACTATCAACATTAATACCAAGTTCTTTAGCGTAGTCTAGTTGTCCACCATTAACTTTTTTAAGTTTTGTATTCTCATTTAATTTATATTCGTTTAATGAACGACCAGACTCGCCTTTTATAGGATTTGTGGAGTAAGTTCCAGCTAAGTCACGATTATCTGAGAAAAATGAACCTCTTTTTGAGTCTATATTACCAGACCTATATAAAGTGACTTTCTCTGGTACTTTATTGACTTGTGATATTTCTGGACCTTTATAGGTAACTGGCACTCCAGGACCAACGATAGGCGCGTCTTTACCAGCAGCTTTTCTTATTTTCCCAGATACATTCAGTGGGTCAAATGCACCAGCTGGAGCTGCACCGGATTCGTTTAGTTTCAGTCTATCAGCGGCTTTGCTCAAAAATGGTGTGAGGTTTTGTTTAGCTTTACTTATAAGACTTGTCGTGGGGATAACGGTAGAGGGGTGAATTGCCTTATTGAGTACTGCACCACCGAAGCCAATCCCGACATCTGCAGCCGTTCCTAGACCTGCACCTAGCGCAGCGTTTTTAGCAGCATCACCCCAACTACCTCCTTGAAGCTTTGTAGAGTATCCGCCTTGAGTCGCGTTTAATAAAGCACTCTTTGCAAGTGCTGGAGCTTCAGCTTTTATCCCACCGACGACTCCGTTTTTAACAATAGATGGACCTACTTTTGCGCCGTAAAGCATAGAGGCTGCTTCTAAGCCTGCGTCAATAGTCCCGCCACCTATTCGCTTGATTCCGGTATTAAAATCACCGGAGCGTGCTTCATTTGCGTCGTAGAGTGTACCTGTGTTCAAGATACCACCAGAACCTCGTTTGAACCTCGTATAGTCGTTCTGAGCGGCTTGGTTCGCGTTACGAAACGCTACAGGGTTGTGTGAGATAGTAGCTGCCTGCATCTTTACAGTGTTCGCTACTTGAGGTACTTGAGCGATTGCTGTGTTTACGAACCGTGTCGTAGCAGGAACGGTTTGTCTTGCTATTTGACCACCTATTTGACCTGTCTGCTGCCATAGTGACTTGCTTTGAGTAGGAGTAGCCTGTTTAAACGTTCGGTTGTTATCCCATGGGTTTACTTGGTCAAACACCTTACTAGCTAAACTTCGTTGGGGTGTAGCAGTACTAGCCGGTGGTGGACCACCGCGCTGTTGGTCAAGCTTCTGCTTGTTGTTTAGATTTAAGAATTCTTTTAGGTTGAAACCCATCAGGTGAGTCTCCTATGCTCGTTCTTGCAGTTTCTTTCGAAGTAGTGAAGCGTACGGGTTATCTGCACTGCCACCTTGTCCTGGAGCGTTTACAGCTGACCTATCAACTTGGTACGCTGCAAGGTTAGGATTGATAGCCTGAGCTTGATATGGTGTTCTAAACTGATTAAAGAAGCCCTCAACAGTGTTTCGTGAGTTCTCTATAGCTTGGTCAAATGGTGCTCGTGCTGCTTGAACCTGAGCGAACCCACCACCTCGTGCTTGCGCCCGTTTGCTTGCAACTTCAGCTAGTTTACTGTTTAAGTCTTGTTTCTGACCTTCAACGCCAGTTCGTACGCTTTCTTCGTTTGCTTTCTTCTGTTTGAGTAAGTCAGCGAGTACACCCTCAAAACTTGTATCTATGTTAGATAGGTTCTGACCATACGTATTTGTAGTGTCGAATCGCTTGCTTGATGTGTCTTTGCCGATTACGTTAGGGAGTAGTTCTTTATATGCAGATGAACCAGTACCAGCAGAGCGTCCTATAATCTGTGCAAGGCTTCTATACCCATTACCAGCATTACGGTCAATCGTATCATAGGCGTTTAACTTGCCTTTGTTTTGCTCAATGACTTTCGCTTCTTTGTCTCGGTTCGCACCACCTAATTGTTCGGTGTACGCATCTTCGTTCTTTTGAAGTCCTTGAGATAAGTTTGTATCAGTCCGCCCTAAAAGACTGCGTAGTTTTGCTTCTTGGTCGTTTAAAAATAGTATATTTTCAGCTGGGCTATAGCTGTTAGCCAAACCGGGTGTATTTGTACTCGCACCCTCTACAACACCTCCTGGTGTTTGCCAACCATTCGTTGGTGGATTTGGGTCATCAATTTGGTCATATCCTCTTCCTGACCAGTAATTATAAGTGTTACTGTCGGCTGCTCCAGCGGCATTCGTTCCCTGGTCGCCCTTTACGTATACATTACCATCTTGGCCGACCCAAAATACTCCATTTGCCATTATAAAATCTCCTGAATGTTAAGTTTTACGATTACGTCCAGGAGATTACTGGTTGCTTAATGTTTCCCTTGTTGAGGGTTAACAATATAATCACTATCTATTATATACTATATTCTATTTAATAGAAGCCAACTCTGCATCGTCAGCCGCATCAACTTGTCTCTGACCCATCGTACTAGCTGAGGTGTTGCTATCCGAGTAACCCCAGACTTGAGCAGGTACGGCTGAGTAGTCGATAGAGACCATAATTGGTGAAGGTTGCCCTGAGTCCCACAGGTCAAGACCTGCTACTTTGTTGCCTGTTCCAGCGTCATAGAGGTCGTCTATATAGAAGTATGCTCCAGCAGTTGAAGTAACTCCTGTAATCTTTACCTGAGCATACCTCGCTACTGAGCCAGAGTAGTAAGCTGAGATGTTAAATGGTAGCCATGAACCCGTCGTGGTCGGGAAGGTATAGGTTGCGTCTGGTGTGCCCGTTATGAGCGTGCCTGGTAAGAAGAGCTCGACCTTGAGTGTGCCACTAGAGAATGTAGCGTTACGGTAGATGTAGCCGAATATGCCCACCTGAGATGTTGGGTTAGCTGGTATCTTGAACCCCCACGAAGAGCCTGTTGAGTTGTTCTCTGGCTTGCTCGCTAGGGCAAGAGATGAGGCTGTTCTTACGGTTGTGTCAGTTAAGCCAGAGCCTGACGACCACCAAGAACCTTTATTGGTGTACCAGCGGTGTTTAGAGGTGTTACCATCCATGTCTTGGAAGTTGATTGAGCTTGTATCGAGTTGGTTGAGGTAGTTGCTTATCAGCGTGGCTGAACCGAACGAACAGTTGCTGAATAGTGCCTGGTTAAGTGTCGAGCTTGTACAGAGAATATCTATTGTATTGGTGGCTGATGTACCAAAGTTACAGTTGTTAAAGGTATTACCCGTACCAGTCGAGAAGAATACTGCGTTAGTTCGACAAGCATTGATTGTACAGTTATTGAATGTATTGCTTGAACTAGAGTATATACCTAACGCATATCCTGATGGGTTTGCTGAACCATTCGCACCGTACGAATGACAGTTGTTAAAAGTGTTACCAGTAGAAGAAGAGTTGACTGATAGCATAGCTCCAGCTATCGTACTTGAACCGTTGTAGTGCAAGAGGTAATTTACCGTCTTATTAGCAGTAGTTGAGAATCCGACACCTGACTGACCAGAGTAGTTTGTCCCTGCTGTATTATAGGCGGTTATACCTGTATGTGTTGTGGTTGAAGTAGAAGGGTCGCCCGTACCAGACATCAATAGCCAAGCACGACCACCAGTGATTGAAGTCTGGTACCCTACGATTCCATCAAACGAAGATGTTGCACCACCAGTTAAGCTACTACTTAGAGTGATTGCTTTACCAGAGCTGTTATCTGAGTATTCAAAGCGTGTGTAGTTGAAGTTACCTGCGGTGTTAGACGAGTTATTTATATAGTAGCCGAGAGTCGTAGTAACAGGCTTAATGATTACATTACGGGTTAGGTTGGCAATATACGAACCGGCTGCTGGAGTATTGGTTATAGCCGATTCAGCTCCACCTGCGGTAGCACTTAGTACAAACGAGGTCGAGGAGTTACGAGTCTTAATGAACCGAACCTGGTTCGTGTTGTAGGCTACGCCAGGTATAACGATTTCATCGTTTACATCAGCATCCCAGGCTACACTCACAATCAGTGGGTCGGCAGCCGTGCCTGTACCTGAAGCATAGCGAGTATATTGGTCGTAGGTCGCCCCTGTAGTGAGGATTTGCCCACCTACTGTGCCAGTAGCCGTGAACAGTCCTTGGTCGCCGTTGGCGGTGGAGTCAATAATAAATGTTGAGACAATAGACTTAGTTGCTGAAGCCCGTATATCAAGGGTGCCTCCTGCCGTTACCCATGCAGAGCCTTTTAGAGTGGTTGTGCAGTTAGCTGCTGTGTCGTGTTTGTATGTACCACCTGAACCGATTGTCAGGGCTGCACCCATAGTCTGAACTGTTGAACCGATTGCTGTTGTGGCTTTAGAACCAAAAGTATTAGCTGTTCCTGTAACGGTGAGGGTCTTAGTAGTTAGTCCGCCATCATTGAACCCCCCAACCCACAAGTCGTCGCTCGCTCCTAATGCCCCAGCAGTATCGTAAGTAAATTGAAACCACAAGCCCGAAGCTGCGGTACGGACATTACCCGATGAACCGACAGTATTCTTGAGCCTACAAGTATAGGCTGAAGCTGTTAGAGTAGCGAACTGATAGGGCGTGGCAAAACGAAAGTAGTTCATACCTAACTGAGCATCGGCTAAGTTAATGGTAGCAGTAGCCTTCGATACACCAGACTCCATGATTTCAGCGGTGATGTTACCACCGTTGGCAGGGAGTGTAGATATACATATCCATACGCCTGTAATCTTATTGACCAGGTTAGGGGCCGTTACACCGGCGCTTGTTATACCAGCCAAGGTCATTGTTGCTGTGGTAGCGGTAATAGTAGCAGACCCAAGCATGGTGTCATGTACACCAGCACTGACGTAGGTCTGCATTGCCATTAGTTAATCTCCGTACCAATCTCTAGTGATTGACTCTTCTGATACTCTTCTTCAAAAGCAGCCACTTTGTTGCGTATCTCATTGACCGCATTAGACGGTGAGCACTCTACTGATTGACTGGTAAGCACTTCTTCGCCCTCATCACTCAAGATGTCGAATGTGAAGTGTTGCATTAGGTTTAGTGTTAGTTCTGATTTTTGTGTAATAATCGCTTTCATATAACTCCTTATTATACGGGGAATGTTGCGCCTCTATCGGCCCAAGTTGGTGAGCCGCTTGGTCCAGCACTTGAACTCACATATACGGCTGCATATCCGCCTGTTCCCGCTGTGTATGTAAATGTTTTATTAGTTTTGTGTTTCCTCATAATGTAATAATCCGCATCATCAGCCTCAAAGAAAAAGTATTTATATGTACCATCGTCTGAGACTGCTTGTATACCGAATCTATCGGTGTCTTTGGCCGGCGTGGATGTTAGCGACCCCGAAATTGGAACTGCTCCCCCTGTTAACGTTACGAACGCTGGTATACCATTAGAGTCTTGATACGGAGTAGCTCTACCACCACCGCCTCCACCTCTACTGACAGGCTTATCAGCTATCTTAATAAGAGTTTTGTTGGCTTTGGCTTGGCCTTTGTCTAATAGTCCAAGTGTTTTACCAAGATTTTTAAGTTCTTTTTCTACGCCCGTTACATCAGTGACAGGTATTTCAGGGAACTTAATGGATTTAACTGCATCTACTACTTTTGTAAGCGATTCTTTAATAGGTTTCAGATCGGGTTTATCTACATTAACAACAGGTGCATCTACGTGCAATTCTAGGCCATCTACAGCGTTCTTTACGGACAAAAGGTTATCTTCTATACCTTTTAGATTATTAACGCTTACAGAGTCTCTCTGTTCATAGGTTGGAAATTCTCTAGGAAGTTCTTGTAATTGAGATTCCACTCGACCCATGACTTCTATAAGTGGAGTAAAATCTGGTTTTCCTTCTTTGACCGTGCCATCAAGTATCTCTATAGCCTTGACGACATTGAACACATCCGGGGTATTGATACTACGGAGTTGGTTAACGACCTCGGTTTTAGTTGTATGACCTTCTAAATATTTAATTAAAGATGTAACAGCTGATAATACCGTGTCTTGAACTTGCGCCGAAGATATAAGTAATTCTTGGTGACGTTTTTCAGACAAAGCATTTTCAGCTTTTAGATCGTTAATTGCTCGAAGGTTTGTTAAATCCATATTTCCCCAAGCGAGGACGGTATTGTCACTCGCTCTTACTTGTTCTTATACTGCGACTAATGTTGCGCCATCAGACATTGGTTGCCATTCAACAAAGTGTCGAATCACACCTGATGTTGGTGTGTTAGTAGTTGTGTATGTAAATTCAATATCTGTCTGAACAGAACCAGTCTTTTGGACTACTTCAAATGGCATGTAAATATCTGGGGCGGTTGCAGCAACAGGGTCAATTACTTTAGCAGCAGAAGCGTTATCTCCTGATAGTGCTACTGAAACGAGACTCTTGCGAGTTAGTTTAGAACCAACGGCAAAGTTAGACAACGTTGTTCCTGTAGCTAAAGAAATGGCTACTTGTGCAGTCTGATCGTTTGTTCGCCAGTAGGCTGCTGTTACGTTAGAACCTAAAGTTGTAGTCACGATAGCATAAAGCTGCGTAACTTTAACTGTGCCTGTAACTCTGAACAATGGTGTAGAAACAGTTGTATTGCTACCAGACAATGTTTGGTCTTTGAATGCCTTATTATACTTCGAGTTTAGAAGTTCACCTATTGTTGGCATGTTTTCCCCTTCCTACCCTCTGAGCATATTCCCAGAGGGGTTATTTAGTTTACTAAGCTGCTGCGAAAATACCTGATTGGTGAATCATTCTCCAACCAGTGCCATCGCTTACTAAAGTGATGGTATCACCAACAACCGCCGTACCTTGAGTGTTTGTCAAGGTAGTACCGCTAATTGCTGTACCCGTTGCGCTTGTCTTAGCATGGATAGTTCCTGCTGCTGTGACAGTAAAGCCAGCAGTTGTGCTAGATACTACAAATGTGTATGTAAGCCCTGCAGTTGTTGCTGCTGGGAGTGTCCATGATGGGCTACCAGAAGTAGCACGGTTGATGAATACACCACCAGAGTTAGCAGCTGTTAATACTACCGTAGCTCCAACGAGAGCACTGAATGTAACTGGACGAACTGTACCACCTGAGTTAGTAACTGTTCCTGAGAACGTTGTTGCGCCACTAAAGGTATTTGTTCCTGAGAATGTGTTATTTCCGATAAGGGTGTTGTCCCCCTGTCTTACGAATTTTGGCATGATTGCCCTTTCTTTACTTTCCTTGTTATTAGAGGAGCCTAGTCTCTATACCGTAGCACTCTGGCTCTATAGCATGCTATCAATGGAGACGAGAACTAGGCGGATTTCAGATTACTGACTAGCCTTCGAACGTGAATGTACCGTACGACTGTACTACAGTGAATCCTGTAGTAGTGATCGCACTAAGCACGACATAGCTACCTGCTGGTTGGTTGGTGAAGATTAAATCTTTGTTATCCGCACCAGCACCAGAGTTAGCAGCGCCAGCACTTACGATTAAGTCGTTAGCATCTGGACTGATGTTCACAGTGATACCTTCTGCACCGACACGAATCATAAACCGTTGACCGAGTACAGTCGCTGGTAGAGTGATTGTGCAAGAAGCAGTAACGTTCACTAGCACACCGCTATGAGCAGCGAGCGACAATGTTGTGTTACTTGAAACGTCAACACTGTTTACGTGACCAAATCCTGATAGGTTCTTTGTTGCCATTTATTTGCCTTTCTTGTCTTCAGCTTCTTGCTTTGCAGCTTCTTGCTTTGACTTTTGATATGCCATTTCTTCTAGCTGGTCTTTGAAGCGTTTTGTCTGAATGCGAATCGCATCGTCTTCTACTTCCTGTAGCCATTTAGATTTCATTGTATATCTCCTTTATTTAATATTTACTACGCGGTTTTGTGGATACCCAAGCTGTAGATTTTGTTAAGGTCAAAGAAGGCATCGTAACGGATACGATACTCAATCAAGTAACCACTAACACCAGGTGGGTTTTTGTGTACCTGGTATTCTTTAAGCTTTTCAGGGGCAACAAGGTTGCTTGGATGGGTAATGATAAGGTCAGTGTTGGAAGGCATACGACCTGATGGGCATATAACGACAGTTACACCGTCAACCATTCCTAAATCACCTGAACTTAATTTATCTTGACCACGGTCGCTATCTAGTACAAATCCACCTTGCTTAAGGAGGTTGTAGTAAGCAGCAGTCATTACAGCTACACGACCATCTTCTGGAGCTTCATTGTCAGTAATGTTGGCATTGATGCTTAAGAAGTTTGTGTAGGCGTTAGATGCAGATGTTGCACCTGCTGTAACAATAGCGTTACGAGCTGTGATAGTGCCGTAGTTACCACCGTTCGTCAAAGCACCAGCAGTTGCAAGTGTTGCAAGTCGGTATGTATCTACTTCAGGAACAAGAACGTTCTTAGTAGCTTGTGCTAGGAATTTAGCAGGCTTGCGGACTTCCATAGTGTCCTGGTAGTTGCTCATGTCAATCGTGTTTGTCCATGAACGGTCACGTGCAAGCGTGAATGTTTGTACAGTATCCTGCACTTCATCTGGTGAACCGTATCGGTAGTTACCGGTTGGGTTATAGGTGTTCATCGTAGGGTCTGTTAGTGTATAGACCTTAATCGCGTTCACACCGTCCCAGTTCCAGTCTTGGTTAACGATAGAACTAGTCTTGGCGCGAGCTTTCAATAGTTCAGAGGTTTTTGCCTCAAACTTTGTTGCTAGGTTAATAGCCATTAGTTATCCTTTCGATTCCTACCATTTACCAGCTTCTTCTTCAAAGGCAGCCATATCTGGGTCAACCTTTGGTTCTTTTGGTGTTCGGCTCGGTGGAGTAAAAGTTTTGGATTTCTCTTTTTCTTTACTCTTTACCTGTTGTCTAGCACCAATACTGGTTAATTGGCGTATAGAATCTGCTTTATTTTGTAAATATTGGTACAAGTCTCCACGTATTTGAGTTGGATTGCCGTAACTATCGACAGTAACATGTAGTGCTTGAAATGAATCTATTGCAGCGTCAACTTCAGCTTTAACAACTGGGTCGTCACTACTAAGGATTTCAAAATCCTTGACTGCTTTCTCGTATTGAGTTGTTAACTTGTCGGTGTTGCGTTCAACCTGGTTGTTATACGCATCTACTTGTAGTTGTCTGAGTGCAAGGTCCTTTTCATCTTCGGCTTGTTCCAGGTACTTCTCCTGTTCGGCCTTCTGACTTAGTTCACGTTGCAGTTTTTCTTGGATTCGCCGTTCAGCCATTTCTTTATTAAAGGCTTTTTGCTTTTCCTCATCAGACTGTTCGGGTTCTTCAGATTGTTCTTCAGTCCCCTCATCTTCTTTTGATTCTTCTTCGGTTTCACTCGGTTCGGTGTCCGTAGTCTCGTCTTCAGTGTCCTCAGTCTCATCGTTTAGTTCTTCGGGGGTTACCTCGATGTCTTCTAAGTCTTGAGCTTCCTCATTAGTTGATGTATCTGCTTCGGCTACCGAAGTATCCTCTACAGTTGCGGTTGATTCATCATCAGCCATTGTCTCTCCTTTACTTATTCTGTCGTTGAATAGGTGACGAACCTCTACTGCTTAAGGCAGCGACTCTCTTGCCGGAGGAGGCAATGATGGTCGGTTAACTTTTTGGATTATCCAGGGTGGGCATGGATACCGTGTTAACCGGCCGTCACTGATTCCTCAAGAAATGGCTATGGTGTGGGTGACCTGCTCCTTCGCAACTTACTTTAATCCCTCTTTTAACCCAGTTGTGCTGAAGCTTTGGTAGACTCTCAAGGTCTAATTTATATTCAGCATCTAGGCTGTCCATAATCTCATCTTTCGATAAGTCTGCTTGCTCAGTCTTAATTCTTTCCTTATACTCGGTGTATGATTCAGTCATCGCTTCTCCCTTAATATGTTGTCTAACTTATTCTGAAGTTGTTTTAGGTATTCTACGTACTTCTGGCGTGCTCGCGCTTCAATCATGAACATCTCAGGGCTAGGTGAGTTTTGAATATCTATATTAGGTAGGAACATAATGCTATCCATCTCAGCTTTGATTTCTTTGAATACAACCTCTGCAGCAGGCTTTAACTTGCCACGCTTGTCTTGTTTCTCTTCTTTTATATCTTTACGCTGTTTCGATTCTTTAGAGAAGCTTGCGCTTGATGAACCAGGGTAAAGAATTGAATCGTCTCTGCTCATAGTGGTACTCCTTGACGCTGTTTAAGAACGTTGATTACCTCTTCGGGAGGGAAGCCTTGGTGCTCAGCAGCGAGTGCAGCAAGTGCTGTGTTCTCGTCAACCCCATATTCTTCCATGAGCGCTTGTACATTAGCCTGGACTTCTTCTGGGCTTACCTGTGGTTGGTCGGTTGTTGCTTGACCGGGAGCGTTGACTTGGCCCATCTTCATTTGCTTGGCTTGCATATCTAATTGGTGCTTCTCATCGTTCTGTTGGAGTTTCTGTTGCACTAAAGGATCTGGACCTTGCTCTTGGCCTTGCATTGGCATTGGCTCACCTGTTTCTGGGTCTATTTCACCTGTTTGGTCTTCTGGACCTACATCAGTGATTATCTTGTCGTTATCCGTAGTTAGCGCAACCATGTCTGCGTACAACTCACCTTTGTTGAACTTCTTATTCACTTCAGCAAGGTCTTGTGCGAAGGTTGGGTCACTTGCAGCTAACTCAGCTACTTTCGTAAGACCTTCTAGTTTATCTGCGTCATCTTTTGCTTTATCTAGTTCTGGGTCTACTTCGAAGTTGAACTGTGCTCGTACCGTGTCCCATTGAATCTCTACTTGGTTGCTTACTTCACCATCAGGTGTTTCAGGGAACTCAAGACCGGCCTTTACTAAGATGTCTCGTTCATCATCAGACAACTTCATGAGGTCAGTACCTTCCATGTTTGCAAAGTGCGTGTTAATCATGGACTTGGCTACGGCTGCATAGGTTATATAGAGGTTGTCCTTAAAGTCTTCATCGTCTATTGAAAGACTAGCAGCCTGGAACTTCACGCCAGCAGGAGTCTTTGAGTATTGTGGATCACCAGCACCAGCTTCTATAGATGTGTCTCCGGTAGGGATGAGTTGGTTAAGACTTGTTTTATACATACTCATACGCTGTGGTAGCTGTGAGTATACACCGTTGGCTAGTTCTTGGCGAATAACCTTTGCGTTACCGGTAAACCAAAGCGCGTCTTGTGAGTAGACGAGTGAGTCAAGGTCTGCACTGTCTGCGTCACCCTCTATAGCAATTGGTGGTCGTAGTCCTAACTGTGTAGCGAGTACGTCAGCCTGTCGCATGTAGTCGAGTACGTTCTGTGTGCCACCAGCAAGCTTCACGATACCTATTCCGTATGGGTTGATAAAATCTTGATAACAGTACAGGAAGTGAATATTAAGGTCACCAGTTGGGTCTGGGTTTGCCCACTCACGTACCGTCTTATTCGTGTCAGAGTGATACATATAAAATGGTGCGTTAACACCTCGTTGTACAGCAATACAGAACTTAAAGCCCTTTGGTTTGACGTTCTTGGTTTGCTCTTGTTTTGGAGTATCAAGACTTGAGCGTTCTTCTTTGTTATCGCTCTTAAGGATTGCTTCTAAGGCATCTATGTCCCACTTGTTATATGAATCAGTGTCAGTGTCCTTCTTAGTATCTTTCTGTTCCTTCTTGGCTTCCTCTATCATGTTCTCGAGCTGAAGCTTCGAGTAGTACACGTCCCAGAACTGTACGTCTGAATCGTAATCAGAGACTTTACCTGGTTCTAATACAACGTCTTGTGGTTGCCCAACAATGAAGTCAGCGTGTCGCAAGCCGTCTTTGTCGACGAATATCGTGATAAGCGGGACTGAACCGTAGATAGCTGCTTTACGAACAGCGTCCTTCCACTTCCGGTGAAACGGTGCTTGAGTGTTCGCGTTTGGAATGATTGTGTTCTTCCACACGAGGTTCGCTAGCTCACTAACCCACGCTTCATCACGGTCTATTGCCTTAACAGTTCCAGATAACTTACTCGATACAATACGCTTTGGCAACTTAAACAACGCAGCAGCGAGTGAGCCATCGTTTACCTCAGGCAAGTTTGGGTCTAACCCATCCATTAAGTCGTTGTTTGCGAGTCGTTCGTACGAAGGGTAGTCTTCGCGCCACTGGTGAGCTTCTTGTTTACTCTGAGTGTAGAGAGATTTGAGGTCTGATTTGTCTATGAATGCCATCGGTAATCCTTATTGGGTTTTGCGCGATGGCCGTATGACCCACTTATACTTGTTATAATAACATAATCGTGTTGTATAGAATACTATTCTTTAATCTGTACTTCCATAATACAGTCAGGTGTCCAGTACAAGTGTTCGTTTGATTGGTACATACCTCTCATCTCAGGGTCGTGTTGAAGTATGTCGAACTGGTCTTTTGTCATGCGTATGATGTGAGGGTATGGCTGGATAATGACTGATTGAGTGTCCTTTGCTGCTCGTTGGATTGCTTTCTTTAACTCAACGCCTACTTCTTTAAAACTCGTGATGTCTAGTATGTCCACTTACGTACTCCATTTCTTTATGAGTCTGTATCTTCCCTTAGTGTCGATACAAATCTCTAGTGTTAGCTTATTCGTCTCGCCTGCGTTAATCACTCCTAGAGCTTCTATGACGTCCTTAAGGAGTGTTTCCTTTGATGTGAACTGACTTATCTCAGTTTCCTGCTTCGATGATACGAGGATGCCATTGTAGTAGCTGTCTATAACCATCTTGCGACCATGGAGTATGTCAGACATGGAACTTCAACCTTGCTGGTCGTTTAGGCAATGTTCGTTTCTTTCTTGGTCGTAGACTTTCAAACCCATACCTTGTTGCATCTATAAAATGATTCCACATATCTATTGGTGTGTTAATAACTCGTCCTTCCTTATCCGTTTCCCACATATAGTTACGATACTCTTTTATCCCGTTAATGGAACGTTTTGTAATGCTTATCTTTTGGTCTTGCACATATTGAATACCTTGGTTAACTGACCCTTGACCTTTTTGAGTTGGAAGAATGTTTACCCCATATAACATTAACTCATCAATACTCTTCGGTTCTGCACTATCCGCCATAACTAAAGCTTTTGGTTGATTATTAAGGATGTCAGCTATCTGCTTATTGCTTAACCCCTTTTGGTAAGTAATCTCATCTAAAATATACCCCCCATTGTAGTAGTAAATGGCAACAATAGCAGTAGGGTCGTTTGAGTAGCCAAAGTCTAAGCCATATCTCTCTAGCCGAGCTTCATGCGGTATCTCATCAATTATCTGCCAACCGGTGAATATCTTCCCTTCTACTTCTCCTAACTGTCCTAGCCCATATACTTGCCACCACAGCTTGTTGTGTTTATGACTTTCAATATCTTTAACTATGTTTTCATCAAGACCTTCATTGTCTTTATATGTAAGCGTTAAAAAATCTACATCGTCTCTTACGCCTAAAACATCTGTATAAAACCAAAATTCATTCGTAGGATTCCAGTCAACTATTGCATATTCTTTTGTTCTTACTAGCAATTGGTCGAATGCTTCATATGGAATATTATTACCTTCATTAACAAATAGTCTATCTCGTCTCGGGCCTCTTACTTTAGATGGCATATCAGCACTAAAAAATTCTATTTTACTGCCAGATTCAAATGTATAAGTAAAATCTGACTTATTCCATCTTCCATCTTCAAAATAACCATGTTCTTGCATGATGTTCAAGAAGTCTCGTATTGCACCTCTTTTAAGATGTGGGAATGATTCAGATACTATAGATGTAAGAGTAGGTATAGTATCTGTTTGAGCATCATCTATAAGATATTGAATAGCTGAAATTGTTTTACCAGCAGATGTACCACCAGCAATCCCTCTAATTCTTTTATTGAGTTTTGCTATCTTCTTTGTTGCCGTCGTCAGAATGTATGGCATCTTTAGCTAATCCTCCTAAAATTGGGGTTGGTAACTCTTTGCCTTTGGTTGTTAAGTCTACGGAACTTTGTGGTTTACCTTCAAGTCTATCATACATCTCTTTAATAGACGCTAAATCACCTTCTTTAGCTTTCATTATAAGTTTCATGTCTATTTGTTCGAGCACTGTAAAACCTTCTATTGTTTCTGTAATAGGGTTCTTTAAGTTTTGAGTTATATCTAATAATCGACGTAATCTAGTTGCAGTATTAAGAGAACCTTTAGGTCTTCCATTGGGATTACCTGACTGTCCAGGTTTAAATGGTATTAAGTCCTCTTTAGACATTCTGTAATTCTTCTGTATTATTTTGCTTATGTATGGCATCACTCATGTTAGTGTCAACCTTGACTTATGTTACTATTATATCATAGAATATAGTGCTACTGCCTAACTTCTTCAAACTCGTATTCGGGATTGTCTGGTAGCCATACTAAATCTAATATTTTCTTTTTGATACGGTATGTTTCAGTAATATGGCCTTTTGCTTCTACAAGTAGAAATGAGCCATCAGGTTTTTCACACTTAAAGTCACAAATGTATTTAAAGATATGAGCTTTTGAGCCATCGGGTAAATATACATATAATTTGATAGGAAACTGAGGAGTTATTTCAACAAACTCCCCAGCTTTCATACGAAGATCTAGTTCTTGTGCAATTCTAGCTTCATATTTACTGTCATACTTTCTACCATTATATTCAGTTCTTTTATTTCCATATTTACTTCCAAATCTAGAGTAATACATTATTTACTAGGACACTTAGAAGTTATATGGGTAAGATTACCACAGATTTTACATGGTTTACTAAATATTGACATTATCTTTTAAATGCTCTAAGTTTATTTATAAACCAATTACTATGCATATCTTCATATTCTAATTTAACGTCTTCTAGAGATAGACTTCGAGCTAATCTTTTTTGAGCTAATTGTTGTTTCCACATTCTCCATGATGAAGCTTTGTTAACGAGTCGTATACTTTCTGGTGATAAACCATATTGCTTTGCTGTTTGTGATTGAGTCTTTTGTTTTAATGTTTCTTTAACTTTATTAAAAACTAATTTATCAATTTTAACTTTGCCCATTTGTGTACCCCTTTATATTATACTTTTCGTATAATTATATAATTTGAAAAATAATTGACATTCTTACCATTTGGTTGAAGATTAATATCAAGTACATTTCCCTCCTTGAGAGCTGGCTCCCATTTAGCGACCTCATTTGGAAATTTGGTATTTAAGTTTAGATAATATGATTTATTGTCATCAAGACCTTTAAATATAACTCGTTTAATTGATGTTCCATCGAATTTAGAATTTATCCATTCACCTTCATTCCATACTGCTGCTTTCATGATAACTCCAATCGGTCCTTAAGTTGTTCAATAATTTTTTCTAATTGTATTCTATAGTATTCTTCAAAGTTTCCTTGTTTACCATGTTGAGTCCAATAAACATATAACACGTTTCTAAGTCTTTGCGATGGTGTTTTAGTTCCTAAACTTGGATCTGCCTTTTCTTTAGGCAAGTTTATTTCTTTTAATTCATTTGGTGATAGCACAGCCCACGACTCTAGATTTCGAAGCGCAAATAAATTAGCAGCTTCTTGAGCTGGCAATTCTCTTGTTTCCAATGTTATTTTAATTGAACCATCAACTTTTGTAGCAAGACCAGTAACTAATACGGGTAATGTTATGTAATCACTCATTAAAACGCTAACCTTTCAACAATATCTTTTACTTCTTGCAATTGCTCTAATTGAAATTGTAAGTATTTTTGTGGTAATTCTCCAAGTTCTTCTCTTGTTATTTCAATCACGTGCATTGGTATTGCAGTTATTCGTGGGTCATAAAATACAAAATATAACTTATTCAAATCTTCATTTACAATAAAGTATTGAATCATTTGAGCTTCATATTCATTTGGCACTTTGTTTTCTAATACTGCTTGAAGGTGTCTCGCACTACTAAGGCACTTTATTTCTATTGCTTCAGGATATTTATTACCTTTTTTAATAAGCCCATCTGGTGAGTTTATAATGTCTCGGTATTTATCATGCACACATACACCAACACGCTCAACTTTTTTATTTGTTTTCATTTCAAACACTTCAACAGCTTCATCTTCTAATCTTAAACCTCTATCCATTCTATTTTCATCATCTGGATCTATTGCTATGTTTTCTGCAATAAGCTCGTAAAAGCCTATTTTTCTATTACCTCTTTTGGAATACAAATCGCTAAGCATAGTACCGCTGATTTTGCCTTTACGATATTCTAACCATTCATCACTTCCTTGTTGAAAATCATTTACTATCTTCATTTTGAAGTCTTTCTTTAATAGTATTTTTTGCTTTAACTATTTCTGGATCTTTAATTAGTGAACCAAGAGACAAAAACTTATTTTTTAATTCATCTATTGTTTTAGAAGTTTCAAGTTCTAATATTGCGTCTTCGGTTTTTGTTTTTAGATATTTACGAAATTCTTCCATTTCTTCTGTTGACGCTATTTCACCAGAAGCTAAATATCCAAGAATCGCTAATGCACGACCTATTGCTATAGTTTCTAACTTTTCAAACTGTTTAACACCTGTTGTTTTACCAAAAGCGTGACCTGTAGCTTCGGCTGATTCAGGTTTAGATTTATCACTTAATACTCTAGCAGAAAAAACAAGTGTTCCATCTTCCTGAATATCTGGTTTAGTTTCAATCAGTCCATTTGGACAATCTTCTCTAAATAGTTTAAGACGTTCTGGTACACGTGCATATTCATTCCCACTTAGTTTCATTGTTTTAACTCTCATCAGACTATACTCCATCCGATTATGATGCCTATTAATAACGACACAATAAACAATTCGATTTTATTTTTATAGTTCATTAGCTGCGCCCAAGGCTACCCACTTATTAAGAGGAATAGACTGGTAACTTCGTACTTGCCTCGTTCCAGTAGCTTGTCCCAAAGCAGACACACGCCCCGAACTATCTATATGATAGTACCAGCCGGTTGAACCATCATGTTTACCTATCATCGTGCCGTTTATTATCTTTTCTAATTTTTCGTTATAGTCTTCTAAAATAGCACAGATGTCATGTAACACTTCTGTTGTTTCTTCTAAAGAATCAATCAAATCATCCAATTTATTTATTGTTTCTTCCATCACCATAGTCCTACTTGTGAATGATTAAACCAACTACAATCTGCGGCTTTGCAATCTTCTTGTGGTTTATTTGATTGACACTTAATAGAAGTATCAATATATTTAACTTCTATTTTTATAACTTTTGGTTTATTCTTGTTTGTCATCGTATGCTCCTTACGTTATTTGACTATTCAATAATATCCTATTTTTAAGTTTTTGTACACTATTTTATGAAAAATAACTCTTTTTTATGTTTTATTGATTAAAAGCTGTTTATAACTTATAATCCCATCTTCTCTCTACTATCAACAAATACAGCGAGGTGAATATGAAAGTGGTTGTGGATACTCCGACGCTTCGGAGGGTTCAGGCTGATACAATCGTAGACTTCTTCTTTCTCAATGGTATCCAAGATAAACCACAGTTCATCGAATTCATCTTGATTTAGGGTCTTCCAAGACGGGGTGACTCGCTTGGGTATGAGCATGTGTGAGGCTTTGTACATAATATCTGCGGGGTAGTCATTCGGGATTATCCGCCAATACTTGAAGTCTTTAATCGAAGGAACATCTTTTAACTCTCTGGTCTTACCAGTACGTTTCGCCAGTTGGTAAGCTTCTTCACTGACCTTGCGCCTACCGGACATCGGTAGTACCTCCGGCCATAAGTCTCGCTGCTCTTCGTACGGTAAGTCCCTGGTGTCCACGCTGTCTCCTTACTTAGTCATTTCACTGATTATACGGCTTTGCTCGTCTTGTAATCTAGTCCATTCATTTTCCAGGTGTACTCGTTGGGCGGCTAGTTCTACCAGTGCAGCATGGTTTCTTGCTAACTGGTCACTTAAGTCGTAGTGGCTTGGTTCTAAGACTCGTTCATGCCCAAGAGCCTGTTGTATGAGTTCTGGTTCTAATTCCTTCATATTAACCTCTACTCTTACAGTCTTTTGTAGAGTGTCCTGGTTGCTTACAGATTTGACAGATGAGGGAACTGTTATTCATATATTCTCCCCTAAGTAAGCTATTGGGTTGTCTGCTATGACCATGTTTTGGAGGTGCCACTTCCATAGGGGCATAGATAGTCTATAGATGGGTGTTGTCACTTCACCTTCGCCTAATTCAAGCGTGTACTGGACATCTTTTAAGTCAGCTACTTCGCCCCATAAAGCCTTAGCAAAGTCGTGAGGAGGTGAGTAAACTATAGCTACTAGCCAGATACCTTCTCCCATGACCATGTCTGATTTCCACTGCTCACCAGCGAGCTTCATGTAGTCGAGGTAAGGGCTACCTTTCCACCCACCATCAATAGCCTTCTGTATAGCTTTTTCTAGTATTTCTTGGTTACTCACAGCTTACTCGCTTTCTTCCTCAACTGCATCGTACTTAGTTTCAGGTTCATTTACTTGTTTCTTAATAGTTTTTAAGCACCGAGAACAGAAATAGTACGCCCATTCGATACGGCTAATAGTATTCCAGCGGTCTGTAGTTATTTGTCCTAATTCCCATTCATGTTCGCATTCATCGGTCATTTCTTGTCTCCTTGTGGGGTAGGTTGGGAGGAGTTACTTGGGAAAACACCAAGCTTTAACTGGTCTAAGTATTCGTTAGTGAGCGTTATGTACTGACCATCAACAGCTATGAAACGCAACCTAGTTGGTAGATTTAACCGTTTATAATGTCGCTTTAGCTCTTTTATATCGATGTTCTGTGTTCTTGCTACTCGTCTTAGCATTCTTGACCTACGTTCGCTCATCATTTCTCCCCCTTATATGTACGTGTTGCCTTATCGTATACGATGTTCTCTGCTGTACTAATTAGCTCTAGCTCTTGTATTGTCCAGCCACCCACAAGGCTACTAGACACATCTTTGATATGCGTAATTACGGGGACTTCTCCAAGGCAATCAAACCCCCAACAAGAAGCCACACCATTTTTTACAAAACCTATCTTAGTAATCTTGGCCTTTTTAGCTGGCACTAACTTGTACTGTACGCCATTAGCTCCTACGAATTCATCGTCTAATCTCATTGCTACGCTATCGGCAAAACCTATTATCTTTAGTTCTCTTTTCCCGTATCTAAACCACAACCAAGACCGCCACACAACAAGTACAGTAGGCTTATTATTTGACTTATAGGTTCCAAATTCTGTTTTAGGTAGTAAGTTCACTTCTCCTCTAACTGTTCTTTGCTTAGATTATTAGAGAGTGCTCCACAGTCTTTATGTCTTAGATTAAATTTATTAGAGTAGCGA